GGAGACAACAACCAAGCCACGGCAGAGTTCGAGCGCCGTGTCAAGGTCGCTAATCTGGCCCTGAAGGAGAAAGACATCAACACCAAGAAGGACATCGCAAACCTTCAGGTCGTTGCCGCAAGACAAAATTAAAAACTTGACAAAACTGTCAAAAAGTGCTTGACAAAATAACAAAAGTGTGGTAGAATTACAACAAATGTTACCAGAATTACAGCAATACTATGAAGATAGGTTAGCAATGATGTCCACCAAAGCGTGGAAACAACTCATTGAAGACCTGACAGATATGCGGAGTGCTTATGAAAATATCCGCAACTGTGACACAACAAATATAGAGTTCCGCAAAGGACAAGTAGACATCCTAGACTACATGATTGGTTTACGGGAACTGTCTGAAAGTGCTTACGAGGAACTAAATGAGAAGAATATTTGATTTTCAGTGTGCCAAAGGCCACATAACTGAAAAATATGTTGATGATTCTGTAAAAGTCATACAGTGCCCTCACTGTGCAAATGACGCAAGCAGACTCATCTCAGCCCCTAGGATATCTCTAGAAGGTATCACAGGGGACTTTCCTGGTGCCGCAATGGCATGGGAGAAGCGGCGTAAGTCGCATATTAAGTACGAACGTAAAGTTGGTATTTCAGAGGGATAAGAGAACCCCCTCAAATCTGTAAGTGTTCTTTTCTAAATGCTGTTAAGGCACGGAGAGACTAATGGCTAGTTTTGCTGAAGAAGGCGTTGTTGAAACGCAACCTAACGAAGTATTTACCGATGTAGCAACGCAAGAGCCTGCACCGCAGGTTCAGACACAAGAGCAAGTTGATGATAGCGTTCCTGAGAAGTATCGGGGAAAAAGCGCCAAAGAGATTGCTCAGATGCACATGGAAGCTGAGAAGTTAATCGGCAGACAGGGCAGCGAAGTCGGAGAACTGCGTAGGGTTGTGGATGATTTCATCAAGACCCAAGCTTTAAGCAAGCAGCAGCTGAGTACGGAGAAGGTAGAAGAAACTGATTTCTTCGCTGATCCTGACAAAGCAGTAGCAAGGGCTATTGACAACCATCCAAAGATTAAACAGGCAGAGATGCTGTCTTTGGAGATGAAAGTAGCCAAGGCTAAGACTGATATACAAACAAAACATCCTGACTACATGGATATTGCTACAGACCCAAACTTCAAAGAATGGGTTCAGGCTTCTAGGGTTAGGACTGAATTGTTAGTTCGTGCAGACCGTCAATATGATGTAGATGCTGCGGATGAACTGCTGTCAACATGGAAAGAACGACAGCAAGTAGCCAAAGCAACCGCCTCAGTAGAGAAGGAAGCACGAAGCCAAGCAGTCAAAGCCGCAACAACTACTGTTAAATCTGGCAGTGATGAGGCACCTTCTAAGAAGATTTTTCGTAGGTCAGACATTATTAACCTCATGCAAAAGGATCCAGACAAGTACGATATGATGCAGTCTGAAATAATGCAAGCGTATCGTGAAGGCCGGGTCCGTTAATTAACAACTTTTAACAAAGGACTTTTATCATGGCATTTTATCCCTCAGGTGACTTCGTCATCAAATCAGAAGCAGATACCGCTGGTTTTGTACCACAAATTTGGCAAGACGAGATCATTGCTGCTTACAAGAAGAACCTTGTTGTAGCTAACCTCATCAAGAAGATGAACTTCAAGGGCAAGAAAGGTGACTCTGTCACGTTCCCTGCTCCTGGTCGTGGTGCAGCTTCGGCTAAGACGGTTGAGTCGGCTGTTACAATGCAGCAGATGACCGGAACTGGAATCACTGTTAACATCGACAAGCATTATGAGTACAGCCGCTTGATCGAGGACTTGGCAGAAGTTCAGTCGCTTTCTTCACTGCGCCGCTTCTACACGGATGACTCCGGTTATGCTCTTGCTACCCAGATCGACACTGACCTGCTGAACAACTTCAGCAAGGCTCAAGCCGGTGCTGGTAACGCAACTTGGGACAAGGCTGTTATCGGTGGCGATGGCTCCACGAACTACACTTCTGGTTCGGCAAACGCTACTGCTATCACTGACGCTGGTATCCGTAAGATCATCCAGACTCTGGACGACAACGATGTTCCGATGGACGGACGTTCACTTGTAATCCCGCCTGTTGCTCGTAACACAATGCTTGGTCTTGCTCGTTTCACTGAGCAGGCTTTCGTTGGTAACGGCGATTCCATCCGCAACGGTCAGATTGGTGACGTATACGGCGTTAAGGTCTATGTTTCGACCAACTGCCCCACTGCAACTGGTGGTGCTCGTATCGCTGTTATGTTCCATCCTGAGTACGGTGTTCTGATTGAGCAGTTGGGCATCCGTGTTCAGACTCAGTACAAGCAAGAGTACCTCGCAACGCTGCTCACCGCAGACACGCTCTACGGTGTTGGCGAACTGCGTGATACCTCCGCTGTTGGTATTGCTGTTCCTGCCTAATCAGGGATAACAAGCGGGGCTGGCTCATAAGGCTGGCCCCATTCTAACCAATAAGGAGATTAATAAATGGCTAACGCTACCGCTGTAGTGTCCAAAAGAGGCCGTGAACAGTTTCAAGGACTGTTTACTGACTTTTGGGCAGTTAAAGCAACAATCAATGCTGATAGTTTAAATACCGGAGCTAACGATACAGACACTGTTACCGTTCCCGGTGTTGCTCTTGGCGACATTGTTCTTGGTGTTTCTCTTGGTGTTGACCTAGCAGGAGTGCAGTTAACTGCTTATGTATCTGCTGCAAACACTGTTACTGTAATATTTGAAAACATCACCGCTGGTACTGTAAACTTGGCTGAAACAAGCATTAAGTTTATGGTAGGTCGTCCAGTATTCTAAACCAAATGGTTTTGCCTCTTCGGAGGCTTTTCTATAGCATCTTCATTGAGGTTGCTATAGAAAACTAAAGAGGAAACTAAATGATACCTCGTTGCTTCCCCACCACCTACGCTACTACCAATGGAACCACCAAATGGGTTATCAATAAACTTGGTAGCACCACTGGACTAAAGGCATGGGTAGACTACATCCCTGTAAAGAAATTAGGATCAGAACCGGCACAGAAGAATACCTATTCTACTGGAATGCTGGCAGATGTTCTTGCTAGTACAACAGGCAAAAAAGCTGGCATTGATTATATTAATGTATATGAAGATGCGTCATTGACCAAAGCATGGTCTACTGATGCTGGTGGTTACATCCCCATCTGGTATACCTAATCGGAGTAAAAATGTCTAACTACACCAAAGTCACCAATTTCACCGCTAAGGATTCACTACCTCCCGGTAATTCCGGTAAGGTTGTTCGTGGCTCCGAAATTGATACAGAATTAAATAACGTTGCTACGGCAATTGCCACCAAGACTGACAACGCCTCTGCTAACATCACTGGCGGTACAATCACTGGTATTACTGACTTAGCAGTCGCTGATGGCGGTACTGGGGCTTCTAACGCCTCTGGTGCTAGGACCAACCTAGGCCTAGTTATCGGAACAGACGTACAAGCCTACGATGCTCAGTTGGCAGACATTGCTGGCCTTAGCCCTACAGACAATGGGGTTGTTATTGGCAATGGCACCAATTTTGTTGTAGAATCAGGCTCAACGCTAAAGACTTCCCTTGGTTTGACCATAGGTACTGATGTACAGGCCTACGATGCACAACTCACTGACATTGCTGGCCTAACACCCAGCGATGGCAACTTCATTGTCGGAGATGGTACTAACTTCGTTGCTGAATCTGGCTCTACTGCTCGTACCAGCCTTGGATTAGGAACTATAGCGACACAAGATGCAAACAATGTTACAATTAGCGGTGGTTCTGTCACTGGCATCACTGATATTGCTGTTGCTGATGGTGGAACAGGGGCAAGCACAGCTGCCAATGCTCGTGTTAACCTTCTGCCTTCTTATACTGGTAATGGTGGTAAAGTTCTTGCTGTTACCTCTGGCGCTACTGATGTAGAGTGGATTACAGTTGGCGGTGGTGGCGGTTCTGGTGACGTAACTGGACCATCATCGTCTACTGACAACACTGTACCCCGCTTTGATGGCTCTACTGGTAAGATTATCCAGACCAGCGGAGTTACCATTAATGACTCTAACGAGATCACTACCGGGGCTTGGAAAGGTACTGAGATTTCTGTTGCCTACGGCGGTACCGGTGCATCGACACTGACCGGCATCATTAAAGGCAACGGCACTAGCGCCTTTACTGCTGCCACGGCTGGAACTGACTATCTAGCGCCTGCCGCCATTGGCACCACGGTCCAGGCCTATGATGCTCAATTAGCCGATGTTGCTGGTTTGACACCAACTGATAATGGTGTTATAATCGGGAATGGTTCTAACTTTGTTGTTGAGTCAGGCGCTACACTAAAGACATCGTTAGGTCTGACTATTGGTACAGATGTTCAGGCTTATGATGCCCAACTTGCTGACATTGCTGGTCTTACGCCAACAGATAACGGCGTTATTATTGGTAATGGCACCAACTTTGTTGTAGAGTCTGGTGCTACGTTAAAGACATCGTTAGGTTTAACGATTGGCACAGATGTTCAAGCATACGACAGCAATCTGACATCTTTTGTTAATACTTTTACGTTGCCAACAACTGATGGTACTAACGGTCAGGTTTTACAAACTAATGGCTCAGGCACACTAGCCTTTGCAACACCCTCTTCAGGCGTAACAACTGGTAAAGCAATCGCTATGGCGATGATCTTTGGATTCT